GTATTTGAGCTTTTCGGCTCTAACGAAGACCGCGAAGTTTCTGGTACTTGGGTATTCCCCGCAGGCGAGTTTGAAGGCGCCCCTGAGTTCAAGATTGCCCGCGCTGGCGGCGCTAACAAAAAGTTCACTAACATGGTGCAGTCTGCGCTCAAGCCCATTCAGCGCCTGATTCAGGCTCAATCCAAGAACATGTCCCCCGAGGTCATCGAACGCATCGGTGAGGCTAACAAGGCCGCGTTTATCGCCGCGTGTATGTTGGACTGGAAGAACGTGTTCGACAAGGAAGGCAATGCCGTCCCGTTCAGTAAGGAGGCCGCTACAAAGCTGCTCAACCAGCTTCCGGCTCTCTATGAGGAACTGTTCGGTTTCGCTAACTCACTCGCCACGTTCCAAGATGGTGAGATTGAGACCGACGCGGGAAACTGATAGAGGTTCTTGAGTATTCCCTAGCCCACGGGGACAGGGACCTAGATATCATCATACAGGCAGTGCGGCAGAAGCAAGACGTACCTACACGTATCGCGGACGCACCCGACATCATGCCGTGGCTGACACGGGAGTTCGAAGCATTCTTCGAACTCTCAACCTGCCGTGTAGATGGAGGTCCTATCCCTTGGACTGCCATATACCAGTACGCGGCGGTAAATGGGTTCGCGGATACGCATGCAGACTACTACAGATTTGTCAGGTTGATTAGGGCCATGGACTCGGTGTATGTAAAACACCTGAGGGACAAACAGGAGGCCCAGATGAAGAAGAACGCGCCCAAGAAGACAAGCAAGGGGAAGAGCTAATGGCCAAGCCGCTAGCAGCCCTCCCCAAAGACGCTAGAACGCTCACCACGGCCATTAGGCGAGGCATGGCGCAGGCAGTGCGTGTCATCGCGGAAGCGGGCTCCAACACCATTATCGACAATACTCCGGTCCTTACGACTCGGGCGGTATCCAACTGGAAGGCCCGTATCAATAAGCCGTATGTCCGCAAGTTTCCCCCAAAGCTGCCGGGAGACGGTACTAAGAAAGGGGCCGAGACCCGAGGCAGGGCCGTCAAGCAGATTATGAAGTACCAGAATAAGCAGGTATTTCAGCAATATAAGCGAGAATCCCAGACCATCTATATCTCTAATCGTGTCCCTTATATTCGATTGCTTGAGAATGGAGGCCCTAAAAACCGCCCTTATGGCATGGTTGCCAAGGGCTTGTTAGCAATGAGGCTACGTGCTAATACTATCAAAATAATCAAAGAGGGTTTCAAGTCGAAAGGATAGGCCGTGGCTAACGAAGATTATGTCATCGCAATACGGCAAGTCGGCGCCGAGAAAGTTGCACGGGACATTGAAGGAATTGGCAAATCTGCCAAGTCCAGTAACGTTATCTTGGCTCAGTTTCGTAGTGCCCTCGTGGCCCTCTCTGCTTTCCGAGCCGCAACGGGTTTCGTAGACTTTATCGACGCGGCTCAGCGCATGAGCAACTCTATAAAGGTCGCTACTCGTAGTACAGAAGAGTATGCGCAGGCTAACAAGTTCTTGCGCGATATTTCTAACCGCACCCGCACGGACCTTGAAGCTAACGCCACGGTCTACTCTCGTTTGCTTCGCTCCACTGAGGGGCTAGGCTTCACTACGGAGGACCTTGAGAAGACCATGGAAGGTCTCGCCCTGTCCATTAAGGTCGGTGGTGCTACGTCCATGGAAGCTCGAAATTCTCTCGTTCAGTTCTCTCAGGCCCTCGCCTCCGGAGCCCTGCGGGGTGACGAGTTGCGGTCCGTTGCCGAGCAGTTGCCAGCCCTTGCTAACGCTATCGGTAAAGAGTTCGGCATGACTGGCGGTCAGTTGATTGCCTTCGCCAAGGCCAACCCCGGTATCCTTGAGACGGACCGGGTCATTCGCGGCGTCATTGCGGGTGTGGAAGACCTGCGCAAGCAATTTGCGGTCATGGCGCCGACAATCGGCGAGGGCTTCATTGTCATGCGCAATAAGTTCATGGAAATGATTCAGGACTTCGAAGGCTCTACGGGTATTCTTTCCGGAGTCGCTCTGGGGCTTATTGCTATCGCGCAGTCCATGAAGCTCATTGTATCCATCGCTATCGCGGCTGCGTTTGCGTACGCGACTGCGGCCATCCAGAAGTTTGCCGCAAGTGTAATCATGGCCAACAACGTGTTGCTGCGCTATGTAGCTTCTGGTCGGCTCATAATCGCCACCCAGACGGCAATCAATGCGGTGATGCGGGCGAACCCGCTCGGGGTGTTCATCACGGTTGCCGCCGTGGCAGTGGGCCTGTTGATTAAGCTGTACCAAAACTCTGAGATTTTCCGCACAATCATCAACGGTCTCGCTACGGCTATCGGGACTACGATTACCGCCATTAGCACTATCGTAGGTAAGATTTCGGAAGCTATTGGCAAGTTTGTAGACTGGCAGAAGGTTACAGAGGTTGTAGGTGTTGCCGTAGGAATTCTTGCCACTGCGTTCGGTGTTATCCTTCTGGGCGCTCTGTCCGGAGTGTTGGTTGTAATCGCTGCCGTGGTAAAGGGTTTGGCTGCTCTTGGAGTCGTAGAGCAGAAGACCTCTGACGAAGTTACAAAGTTGGCACTGGATACGGTAGACGCCACGGCCAAGATGCTAAACTTCGCAGACTCTTCGGGAGATAGTTCGAATAAGCTCGGCGGGTTGAACGAGACTATCAAGAACTATCGTGATGAAGCGTTGAAGGCAGCGGGTATTACGGACAAGAACTCCGACTCTTTGAGCAAGAACGGCAAGGCCGCAGATGATGCCGCCGATGCCTACGTGCGACTTGACAGTGCTATTTATAGCGGTAGCCAAGGTGTGTCCATGATTGATGGCTCTTTCGATAGTGCGAGCGAGAGCGCATCCAAGGCTGCTAAGAACACGGACCTGCTAAACAAGTCCTATTGGGATACGGGTATCGCTGCCACGGATGCTTTTGAAGCGGTGGAGAGCGTAAACGGTGCGCTTGATACCCTTCTCGGTATCGACGGTCAGGTAGCTAACGGGCTCAACGGAATCGCGTCTGGATACGCTGGTGTTGCGAGTGCCGCTAACGCGGCGGCGGCTGCGTCTGCTCGCGCTACTACTGCGGCAGCGGCAGCTACGAGCGGTGGAAATGCGCACAGCATGACCTCTGTGGGCAGTGTAATCGCTGGCGCGGGGAAGCCATTCTCCAAGGTTATTGACGCCGCAACCGGGCAGGTAGAGGCTCGCGCTAAGGGTGGGCCTGTTACGGCTGGACAGACATACCTTGTCGGTGAGAACGGTCCCGAACTTTTTGAGCCGAGTCAGAGCGGTACGGTTACTAACAGCAAAGCTACTGCTAACGCCATCAAGGCTGTTGAAGACGTGCAGGCTAAGATGGACCAGTTCTGGAAAGAGATTAGGGGCCTCGGAGGTATCATTGCGGGTCCGAACGTAAGCAGGCTGTTCTTCTTGCAGCGGGACTTGCAAGATGCCAAGTATAATCTCCAATACGCACAAAAGCAGGATGCTCTTGCCTCGCAAGTGGCAGAGGCTAAGCGCATGCGTAAGGAGTTCAAGAACGGGTTCGGGGATGACGGTGCCATAGACATGCCCGGTTTCGAAAATGTCGGCGCCGCGCCAAAGATTGACTTCCAAACTCTCACGCCGATGCAAGGTGGCAAGGACTACGGTTCGCATGACCCTTATGGTATCTCCAATGCCAAGTCTTCCGTATCTCGTTCCTCGGGTGCGGGTGGGGCTCAGAACGTTATGAACGACAACTCGGACAACCGTATCACCGTACAGATGACTGTGGTGGCGCAGGATGCTCAGTCCTTCCGTCAGAACCAAGCCACTATTGACAACCAGATGCTGGCAGCGGTAGAACGCGCCCAACGCCGTCGCCTGAGGAGGTAACATGATTATTGATAACGTCAGGCTTCCCATTGACGTAGAACGGGGAGCCCGTGGTGGTCCGCAGTTCAATACGACCGTCAACATAACTGACGGTGGCGTAGTCAACACGAATCAGAACTGGACGTACCCGCTGTATGTGGGAACCATTGGATATGGTTTGCAGGCCAGAGACAATTTCGAACAGGTTGTGGATTTCTTCTGGGCTCGTCGCGGTCGCCTTCGTGGGTTCTTGTTCCGGGATTGGTCCGACTACGAAATGGAGCTTGAGCTTCTGGGCACTGGCGATGGAGTCAACAGGGATTTCCAGTGCGTGAAGATTTACGCAGACGATGTACTGCCTTTCACTCGGCCAATCACCCGACCGATTGAATCTACTATGACCGTATACGTGAATGACGTCGCTGTTCCGGGTAGTCACTGGTCCCTGCTTACAGGCGGCATTGTGCGGTTCACACTAGCTAATACTCCGGTCGCTGCCGCAACTGTAAAAGTATCCGGCGAATTCAATATCCCCTGCCGCTTTATGAGCGACACACTGGAAGTAGAAATGGAAGTGTGGAACGCTGGCGGTATCCCTTCAATCCCAATCATGGAAGTACGTGAATGAGAACCATAAACGGTACGCTTCAAACCCGGTTGAACTCCGGGACCACTACCCTGTGTCATCTTACACGTATCACCCGTAAGGATGGAGTCGTTCTCAGGTTCACTGATAATGACCGTGATGTAGTCTTCGGCGGTAACACGTATGAGTCTACTTCTTCTGTAATCCTGTCTGCCATCACTTCATCGGCTAACAATGGGATTCAATCGGCGACATGTGACGTACTATTCGACGTATCCTACGTTGATAGTACAGACGTAGCTCGTGGAATCTATGATAACGCCAAGGTGGAATTCTCAATCGTAGACTATACGAACACGGGCCTCGGCGAGATTCTGTTGATGACTGGAACTCTGTCTGTATTTGACGTGACTGATAAGGGGCGTGGTCAGTTCGAAATTCGTGGCCTTCTCACTAAGGGGCAGGCCCGTATCGGTGAGTATTATTCCTCGGAGTGTCGGGCTGACCTAGGAGACGCCCGCTGTGGTATTACACTAGCATCGTTTCAAGACACTGGCGTCATTCATCTGGTAGAGCGCCCTACCTCTTTGCTAGTGAACCTTGCGGG